CTCAGCGATGAGATTTCTTTACATTAGAACGGAGGTTTTCTTGTGACTTTAATAGGTGTCAACCGATGGAGAGAACGTGCTTCACCCCTTCCGCCAAATAATAGGCAGAAGTCCGGAGATCTGAACAGATTTGTTACAGATACCGGAGAGGAAATTGGTCTTTACGCCGAAATATTTGGCGAATCGAACAACATTCCACAGCATATGGAGTTTACTGGAGATGAAATACACTCCGGTCCCCCTTATACTGTAGGTGGCCCGTTCATCAATATGAAAGTTGATCTACCACAATTTGTGGTTCAGGGCTCTGGGCATTACAAGTTTCATAACTCGTATTTGCCCCCATCGTGGAGTTGGAGATACGACGGAGGGTTTTATGATCCTCTTTGGCTCTCCTTTCTTGATACCGTGCCGGATTCAAATTATTTGCTTCCGACTGGTCTCTCGGACTCTACGTTGTTCCCTGAATTATCGTCACTCGGCTCTCGGGCCTACGCAAGGCTTAGGCCCGCCACTAGTGAAGCTGGATTTGCCGTGGCCCTTGCTGAAAGCAAGGATTTACCACGTATGTTGTCAGGCAGCGCCAAGGGTTTCTCAGATATCTGGAAAACTCTTGGCGGCAACCTTAAACGTAATCCTATGCAGCCAAAGAAAGCTGCAGATCACTTCATTAATCACCAATTTGGGTGGAAACCGTTTCTATCTGACTTGCAGAAATTTCAAGCTGCTCATCAGAAAACCGCTGCTTATATGGCCCAAAGATTTCGGGACAATAACCAGTGGGTGAGACGGAAAAGAGTCGATCGTCGAATTGAGTCAGAATCTATCATCTATAGTAGAACCGATATAACTGGCGTTCAGCCAGAAACCGGGATATTTACTAACATGATAGTAGGCCCAAGATCCTATACAATCACACTTCAAGAATTTACTGATGTGTGGTATGAAGGAGTCTTTAAAGTCTATCTGCCTGAATTTGACCCCGGTGTGGGTTGGTCTAACTCCAAATTTGGAGAAGCAATGCGTGAGATGTCCCTATATGGGGCTCACGTTAACCCTACCGTGTTATGGAAGAAAACCGCTTGGACATGGCTAATTGACTGGTATACCAATGCTGGAGACTTGATTCAACAAGCCGAAGATTGGGCCACCAATAAAGTCGTATCCAAGTACATGTACTTAATGCATCATCATCGTCGTAGATTTGAACTTCGTTCAAAATTTACGACATGTGATGGCCAGAACCACGATCTTATTTGGTACCGCTCTGCGGATATCAAACGTCGTGAGGCTGCAAGTACCCGTTTTGAGTGGAACCTGGGCACCGGTTTAAATGGTGTCCAAATTGCCATCCTGGCAGCTCTCGGGCTTTCCCGTAAGCCGTCTTGATGATCTTCTCTTTGGTATTCAATGTCATAGAATTTGGGATCCTATGATTTGCCGAAGAGGTTAATCCCTTATATCTTAATGGAGATCAACCACTTATGCTCACTGACCCACAAGTCGTCACAGTTAACTCTGTTGCTAAAAGTATGCCCCGTATATTGATGGATGGCACTTCTGCCATTTATTCAATTGCGGATGAGACCTTCAAATTGAAGATCTCGCATCAAAAATCTAACAAGCGTGTTAGATCTATGGCGCGCATCGAGCAACGGGCGATTGTTTCAGATCCTCTCACTGCTGAGAACGATTATGAAACACTCGTGTTCTATTCTGTCATTGATAGACCCGAAATCGGATTTACCACTGCACAAATAGAACAGTTAGTAACCGGTTTTAAAACCTGGTTAGACACTACAATGGTAGATAAATTGATAGGACAGGAATCTTAGCCTGTCAACATCATACTACCATGATGCTAAGGGGGTGTAAACCCCTTTAGCATTGTGTGTGATTTCTTGTCCATCCCACCTGGGATGGAGAGTGAACAGACGTGGCTTGATAACTAGCCCCAACTAAGGAGCAGTTATGAAAAGCAACGTAAGTGATCACCTAGAGATGGCCACCAGCATCTATAGAGATGCTTGTGCCAAATGCATCGCTGAGGTCTCTGATTTACGTGATCTAGATTACATCAGATCACGGGTTAAAGATGAGGGATTATCGTTTCTCACGATAACCCTACCCTCATTTGCTAGAGATTTTGAACAATCACTGCAAACAGGGTCTATTGGCTCTTTATCTTTTCGGAGTTTCCGAAAGTATAAGGCAATCCCCGCATTTTTGCGAGGTATGCTCAGCCAGCTCTTTAACCATGAGACAGGGAGAATTTATGAACAAAGCGATTTTCATCTTGCAGACGATGCTTCAGTTATTGTCGATAGCATCAGACAAATTTGTCTTGCTTTCGAAAAACTTAAGCTTCCTTGTAGCCCAACTCGGGTTGCAAGAACGTTTGCAAACTTTGCTCAACTTGAACACTCTTTTCTTTCGTTTTCTCCGCCGGAAGAAGATAAACGCGAATTTAGTCGCGTGTCTTCTGTACTTTGGGATAATCTTATGGTCAATTTTGACCTATCTAAGATTAAACCTAGGCACGGTCCCGGTGGTACTGCTGAACACATTTCTGGAAATCAGAAATTTGTCTGGCGTATTTGGCACGATCGTCTAGAACCATACTTCCCTTTGATAGAAAGTGCTTATCCTATAAGTGCTTTTGACTCACAGGAGGTACTAGATGTTACGATCGTTTTGCCAGAACATGAGCAACCCGTTAGGGTTGTAGGTGTTCCGAAAACGTTAAAAGTACCACGCGTTATCGCCATAGAACCTTGTTGTATGCAATATGCACAACAAGCTATTCAAAGGGAATTGACTTCCCTTATTGAATCCTATGATTTGACAAAGGGTCACGTAAATTTTCGTGATCAGTCTGTAAATCAAGGTTTAGCGATGACGTCGTCGAAAACAGGTCAATTAGCAACGATTGATCTTTCAGATGCAAGTGATCGCGTTCCGCGAGATCTTGCTCTTGAGATGTTTCGCTCTAACCCCGATTTAGTTGGGGCTATCGAATCATGTCGTTCGACGCGAGCGATTTTACCTGATGGAACAATTATTGATCCACTTCGTAAATTCGCTTCGATGGGTAGTGCTCTCTGCTTTCCAGTAGAGTCGATGTACTTCTACACTATATGTGTAGCGGCTCTATTAAGATCGCAGAATCTCCTTGTAAGTCACAGTAACGTTTTTAAAGTTACACGTGACGTCTATGTATACGGGGACGATATAATTGTTCCGAGTATACATGCGATTACTGTTCTTGAATACCTACAAAAGTACAATTGTAAGGTAAACCTTAAAAAGACTTTCTTGACTGGAAAGTTTAGAGAGTCTTGTGGGGTTGATGCGTTTGACGGTGAGTTAGTTACACCAACTTACTTACGTTACACACATCCGAAGAACAGGCGACAAGCGTCTGAGCTTATATCGTGGGTCGAAACCGCCAACCTCTTTTATAAAAAGGGATATTGGAATACGGCCCAGCTCATGTGGCACGCATGTGAGAGAGTCCTAGGGCCTTTGCCCTATGTCTCCGACACGAGTTCCGCGCTTGGACGAGTATCATTTCTAGGCTACCGTTCTGCCGAAAGGTGGAATTGGTTTCTTCAGCGCTTTGAATTAAAAGCGTGGAGTCCTAGACCAATCTATCGCAGTGACAGTATAGATGGATACTCGGCTCTTGTGAAGAGTCTTAGTCGTTTAGAGGGTTACGATTCTTCAATCGTAAAGCCTCGGCGCTATGATCCTCATCACCTTGAGCGATCCGCACTTCACGGAGGAGTTGCGTTAACTCTCCGTTGGGTCCCGTCCACCTAAGGACGGATGCCAGGTATTCCTGGTTGG